AGGGATCTACTTTTCCTCAAGTTATTTGTGACGATAAAAAAATAGGAGGATCCGTTGACACAATCAAATTCCTCAAAGAACAACAAGTCATCAAATCGTGACCTAAATAAAACTGAAGACCACTTTAATCGTGGTATTGAACTCATACTTAATGGAGGGAAAAGAAAGCAAACTCAACCATTCCACATTATCTTTGAGAAGATAGTTTGCTTTCTAAATCGGGAAGTCACTATCTATTTTGAATTTTCCTTTAAGTCAAGGAAGAAAAAAGTAGTTTCCCGAGGTAAAAGAAATGTTAGCAGTTAGTTTAGTTTTCGGTTCCTTTCTAACCTTTTTGTTTCTTATAGTGGGGATAATGGCAGGTTGGGTAGCAAGAGAATATATGATGAACTATCGGGAAATACCAAGACCTCACCCCGAAATGTTCGATAACCAGGGCAACCTGATTCCAGATGAGGTGATTGCATTTAATTTTGAGAACTATCATGACTACGACGACACAGAAGAAGACAACGACGACTAAACCAAAGGTAGTAAAAGAAACTGCTATCGTAGAACTTCCAACAAGTCCTTTTGCTTTTGAAGTATTTGATTTAGTATCTAAGCAAAAGTCCAATGCTAAGAAAGTGGAAGTTCTTAAAAAATATGAGCATCCTTCGCTTAAGGCAACTTTAATTTGGAACTTTGATGAATCCATCATTTCTGTTCTTCCAACTGGTCCTGTTCCTTATTCTGGATATGCTGAACAGACTTCTTATAGTGGTTCTTTAAGCACTAAGATTACCGAGGACATCCGTAGGATGCACGAGACTGGATCATTCTCTCTTGGAGCAACAGATCGTCAAGGACACACGACGATTCGTAGAGAGTATGTAAACTTCTATCACTTTATTAAAGGTGGTAACGATGCTTTGAATAGCATTCGTCGTGAAACAATGTTTATTAATATTCTTGAAGGGCTTCATCCTCTTGAAGCAGAAATCATTTGCCTTGTAAAGGATAAAAATCTATCCGAAAAGTATAAGATTACGAAGGAAATTGTCTCTGAGGCATATCCTGATATTACTTGGGGAGGGCGTTCGTGAGTCAACTTAGTGATGTGATTGAACAAACGCAAAGTACGGAAAAGCATATGGACTATTGGACACCAGCAGAAAAAGAAACTTGTAAGTCTCGCTATGGGTGTGACATTCTTGTTGAAAATGGTTCATATGCTGATGTTTGTACCAAAGAAGCACCAAATGATGCTTATATTATCAAGTATATTGTTGATGAAAAAATTTGTTTTGATCTGACCAGGGGAACAAGAACTCGTTTGTTTGATATGTATTGGGATAAGTTTCGTGAAAACTTAAAAGACATTGACTTTGGGTATGGTAGAGTCAATCCTAAACTCTGGGGTTATCAATCACCCAAAACCAAAAAGCGAAAGTAATTCCTCATATAAGGCAAAATTTTTCCGGCAAAATTTTCTTGCGTGAGGGTTTTCACAAATCTTCACGCTTTTTAGTATAATATAGATACATTTTTGTATCTATTGTTACTATTTCAAGATATTTCTCACCTATATAAGATGAATAGAGGTATAATATTCCTCTAACGTTCATCCTATGACTAAAGCACTTTTGCTTTTAGCATGGGTTCCACTTCTTTCTGTTGCCTCACCACAACCTAATAAGACTGAATTTCCAGTCACAATAAGTTGTAACGCAGCGTGGGAACTAATGGACATCGTTAAAAACGACGATGTTGTTCACCAGAGAAAAGAAGACCAATTGCTATTAGAACTCCGAAAGGATGTGATTACAAGGTGCTAAAACTTAATAGGACGGAAGTAAGCCGACTCGGAACGGATCGTTCATCTATGGAGACACTCATTCTTTCATGCCTTCAAGCACAATTAATTGCGGGAAGAGTTCAACAACAGAACATTCCCAAACAAGCTAAGAATGATTTGATATGGGAGATCAAACAAATCTCTCCAAAGGAGTGCAAAATAGACGCAAAAGCCGACTGAAGGAACGCTCTTTAGCCTCAAAATTAAGGAGAAAACCTAATGTCTAAAGCCGTTTATAGAGGTTGTCAATACGACACCGACAATGCAAAGAAAGAGTATGAAACTTGGTATCTCAAGACTCATGCTCCTGCTCATCCACAAAATACATATCGTGGATTAGCATACCGCCCATGTAAAAACATGGAGGTGCAGAAGTGAAAAAACTTAACTTCCTTCAAATAATCAAAGAACAAAAACAAAAAGAAGAGCGTCGTCATCAAGCCCAACTAGCACAACTAGTTGCAGCAAAGTGATGGCACAATTTATTGTATCTTCAACTGCTGCGATTGCACTGATGACTATATTGTTGTCATCATACATTCAGTGGCTTTATAAGTAAATTATCAAGGAGGGGTTGATCCCCTCCTTTTTTTATGTTATGATACTTAGAGAGAATACTATCCTATGGACAGAGACAAACTAAAACTAATTGTCCGTAATCTGGAAATGTTGGTAGATTCTTTAAAGGTGGAAATTTATTCTGACGTTTCTGCTTACAGAGCACCACAAAATCAAACACACACAGATTACGACGAGATTTTTGATGATGACGATGGATACACAGACTAAAAAAGCAAAAGAACTCTTAAAATTGATGAAGAGACTTGTTGCACAGAATCACTTGTATAGTGAAACTGAAATGCATGAGATGAAAAAACGTCTTCGTGAGGCAGAAGAAGAAGTTGCAAGACTAGAAGCACACACATTCAAAGGATTTGGAAAGAAATGACTGTAAAACTCATCAGTGTGACGCCCGATGCAGAACAAACAATGGCGTATGTTGCTAGAGTTAGCAACCCAGCGAATCAAGACAACGAAAACTATGCCAAGTTGCTTGCTTATTGTATTAAGCATAATCATTGGTCTGTTTTTGAGCAGTCTTTTATGACTCTTGAGATTGAGACGAATCGTGGTATCGCAGCACAAATTCTGCGCCACAGGAGTTTCACCTACCAAGAGTTTTCTCAGCGTTATGCCGATACGTCATTGATCTCTGAGTATATTCCCGTTCCTGATTTGCGTCGCCAAGATACTAAGAATCGTCAGAATTCGATTGATGATATTTCTGACTATGAAAAACTGACTTTGCAGAGCAAAATTCAAGAGCATTTTACGCACTCTATGCAACTCTACAAGGAACTTCTCGCCCATGGGGTTGCTAAGGAGTGTGCAAGGTTTGTACTACCCTTGGCGACGCCCACACGTATCTATATGAGTGGATCGTGCAGGTCATGGATACATTATATCAATCTTCGCTCTGCTAATGGGACTCAGAAAGAACACATGGACATTGCACTTGCCTGTAAAAATGTGTTTATTGAGCAGTTTCCTGCAGTTGCCGAAGCACTTGAATGGACAAAGTTTGAAGGTTGGATTTACTAATAAATAAATTATCTTGAAATTATAACAATGGCAACATATCCTGTAGTGAATACAAAAACTGGTGAACAGAAAGAAGTGGAAATGAGTATCCACGACTGGGACCAGTGGAAAAATGATAATCCAGACTGGACTCGTGACTGGTCTGATCCTTCGACTTGTCCTTCTCCTGGAGAGGTTGGTGAGTGGAAAGATAAACTGATCAATCGTAATCCTGGATGGAATGATGTCCTTCATAAGGCATCAAAAGCACCTGGTTCTCGCGTAAAGAAAATCTAATGGCAAGAAGAAAAAGAGGCAATATTGACCAACCAATCGGAGTTGGTCTAACTGCAAAACAGATGAAAAGGAGAAAACCTCTAAGTGCAGATTACTTAGTTGAGATTGATCCCCTTACAGATAATCAAAAACGTCTTTTCGATTCTTATGTAGATGGAAAACATCTTGTAGCATATGGATGTGCTGGAACAGGTAAAACATTCATTACTCTTTATAATGCTCTGTGTGATGTTCTGGATGAAAGAACTCCTTACGAACGAATCTACCTTGTTCGCTCTCTAGTCGCCACAAGAGAGATTGGATTTTTGCCTGGTTCTCATGAGGACAAAGCAGACATTTACCAGATTCCTTATAAGAATATGGTGAAGTATATGTTCCAGATGCCTTCTGATGCAGACTTTGAGATGCTTTATGGTAACTTGAAGTCACAAGAAACTATTAAGTTTTGGAGCACTTCATTCCTTCGTGGAACGACTCTTGATAATGCTATTGTGATTGTAGATGAGTTTCAAAATCTAAACTTCCACGAGCTTGATTCTATTATTACTCGTGTTGGTGAGAATACCAAGATTTGTTTCTGTGGTGATGCATCTCAGTCGGACTTACAAAAAACAAACGAGCGTAATGGTATCGTTGATTTTATGTCGGTCTTGCGTAAAATGCCTTCGTTTGATATAATTGAATTTGGTGTAGAAGACATTGTTCGTTCTGGACTTGTTAAGGAATACATCATCGCAAAAATGGAATCTGGTTTTTAATGTTTAAACGTGTTGATATTGAACTCCCTAAGTTGGAGCGTGAAACAATTGATGGTATTCGCTATTATAAGGTTCCAGATGAAGAAAGTCTTCTTCGCTTAGTTTCGATTACTTCTGTTACGAGTCATTTTAATCGTGAAATCTTCGATAACTGGCGCAAAAAGGTTGGTGAGGAGGAGGCGCAGAAAATTACTAAAGCGGCTACTTCTCGGGGCACAGATATGCATTCTCTTGTGGAAAACTATCTGGATAATAAGAATCTCCCGCCTGTTGCGCCTATGGCGGATTTTCTGTTTAAAATTGCGAAAACGGATTTAAAACGTATAAATAATATTTACGCCCTTGAAGGGTCCCTATATAGTAAACAACTGGGAATTGCTGGGACAGTTGACTGCATTGCCGAATATGACGGCGAGTTAGCAATAATTGACTTTAAGACTTCCAAAAAACCAAAACCACGCGAGTGGATTGAACACTTTTTTGTTCAATGTATGGCATATGGTTGTATGCTATACGAACTGACTGGTATTTCAGTCAAAAAACTTGTAATCATTATGGCTTGTGAAAATGGAGAATGCGTTGTCTATGAAGAACGAGACAAATCAAAATACATCAAACTGCTCAGCAAATACATTAGAACGTTTGTTAGAGATAAACTGGAGCTCTATGGAACCAAATAAAGAACTAGAACAGGCAATAGAAAGTAAATTTTTAACCCCTTCCAAGTTTGCTCTTGAGATTGAAAAGATTGTCGCGGAAGAAAACTTCAATTATATTGATGCTATTGTTCACTATTGCGAAATTAATAGTCTTGAAGTAGAATCTGTTGTGAAGCTCATTTCAAAACCTTTGAAAGAGCGTCTGAAATGGGATGCCACACGTCTCAACTTCATGAAAAAGACTTCGAGAGCACGACTTCCGTTATGAGTCCATTTGAGACATATCAAACTTATCTTTCGATGAAAAGTCATTTTACGAATAGTAAATATGACTTTTTTAAGTATGGAGGTAAATCAAGAGCCACTATCACATCTTTCAATAAAAGAAAAGACAAATATTGGTTTGAAAAAACATCGAGAAAGTATTCCGATCGGGAAATTGTAGATTTTCTATTATCAAACTTTGTATCCGCAGACAACCCACAAAACTTATGGATTGGAGAAATTATCAATTCTGGAGAAAGGACTTACGCAGATTGGATGCGTCGCCAACAGAGTTTGACTTACTTGTTCAAAGAACAAAGCAACGAATTATTCTCGGAAATCAAATTAGACGATGCCTTGAATTGTTCCAAAGGTCATCCACCCGTCCTTAAAAAGTTCCTGGGCGGGAAAATTTCCCTTGAAACCCTAGTGATTTATGATAAAATATTCCTGTTCGGGAAAACTTTTGATAAGCAACTTTTGGACCCGGTGTGGGAATCCGTAAGTTTAAAAATCAAAAAGTATAATCCCTTTCTAAATATTGACGTATTCCAATTTAAAAAAATTTTAAGGGACATCATAGATGAGTAGCTTTTTTGACTCCGACATTATTCAAGACGAACTGAGAGAAATCAACAAGTTACAAGAAGAAATCTACGGAAGCATTCTAACTTTTGGTATGATGCCCCGTGAGACTAAACTGGAACACATTGAAAAACTTGAGCTCTTGCTAGAAAAGCAGAGAGTGATGTATACTAGGTTGTCCCTTTCAGATGACCCACAAGCGGTTGAGAT